CGTGCCTTTGCTGCATATGCTAAAGAGTTAGGACTTGATTATAATCTTGGAGAGACCACTGATAATTTTAATGATAAGCATTCAGATTTCTTAAAAGAAAATTTTATCTATAAGAATATTGATAGTCTTCCTTTCTATTTTGATTATGTTTCTTATAAGAAAGGAACTGATATTCTTACAGAGAGTCAGCAATATAAATTGTGTATTGATCTATTAGATGATGGATATACAGTTTACATCAATGATAATGATGCTATAATGGATATGATCACTAAGGATCTATCTGACAAATATCCAGACACTGTGAAGTTTGGAGAACCTGAAGAAGAAGTTTTCCCAATTAAATTCTAATGGAAATAAGAGACAAAAATAAATCTACCTATAAACTTAAAAACTTTGGCCCTGTTTATTACTTAAATCTTGATGATCATGTTGAGAGAAGAGAGTATATGGAGGATCAGTTTAAGTACTGGGAGATAACAAACTATGAAAGAATCTCTGCATATGATGGTAGGGATGATGATCTAAGTCATATCATTAAGGGAAGATATCCTAATCAGATGAGTGGTGGTGAGATTGGATGTACTACTTCTCATCTTAAAGCAATGAAACATTTCTTGGATACAAGTGATGCTCCTTATGCAATCATGATGGAAGATGATTGTGATCTGGAGTTAGTTAGATTTTGGAATTTTACATGGACAGATTTTATTGCATACCTTCCTTATGATTGGGATGTAGTTCAGATAGCCATTATTTGTACTGGCGATTTGCATGTTAGACTTCATAAGAGATTTGTAAATGATTTCTCCACCGCATGTTATCTTGTTACCAGACACCATGCAGAGAAGTTAGTAAGACTTCATTGTAGAGGAGGATATACAGGAGAACAAAAATATAAACTTGATAATGGATGTAAACCTAGACCAGTAGCAGATGATTTGATTTATAATTCTGGTAATACATTCTCTATTCCTCTTCTTTTATATAAGATGGAGTTGGGATCATCTATTCATCAGGAACATATTGATTGGATTCATAAAGGAAATCATCAAGCTCTTTCAAATTTCTGGGTAACTAACGGATCTAATGTTAATATTAAGGAATATATGGACTATGATCCTTATTTGGGTCGGATAACCGAAAACTCTAATGCTCAAAAAGAAGGTTGACACAATTGTAAACCTATGTTAATATAAATAAATATTATACAAAGGAATCGAAAGATCGTACCCCTGTGTTAATGTAAAGTACTCCATGTCGGGAGTGCTATCATCCGCAGGGTTTTTTTATGCCCATGCGAGATACTTTAAAAACAATCATGTCAATCAAATCAACATTAGCAGCTGCAGCTGCTGCTCCTTTTCTACTTTCTTCAGCCGCTTTTGCTGGTCCTTATGTGAATGTAGAAGCAAACGCATCATATCCTGATGGAGACTACACAGGTGCTACAACTGACGTTGCTGTCGGTTTTGAAGGTACTGCATCTGAAGGTAAGATCGCTTACTATGTACAAGGTGGTCCTGCATTCGTTCATGACGAAGCTGCTGATGACACTGAGACTCAGTTCTCTGGTAAAGTTGGTGCTTCTGTAGCAATCAACGAAGACCTAGCTGTTTATGGTGAAGTTTCTGGTATCTCTAACGAAGATGCTGCTGGCGACGACATCGTAGACTTCGGTGGTAAAATCGGTGCTAAGTTCACTTTCTAAATAAGACTGAGACACCGTTCGTGCGGTCTCTACAAAAGTCGGAACTTCAAGACCCCTGCTTTGCAGGGGTCTTTTTTTGTGATATAATATACACGTTGGTAAGGGCAATCCATAAGTCCCCCCGATGGTACAATGGGGCTGAGTATAAGCAGCATATGTACCCCCAACTGCTGCATGTCCCTTTGGTGGTTTCAGACATGGAGGCGATAGGAAACCACCACATATATAAGTTGCCCTAAGCGGATCCTAATGAAAAGGCTTATTGGTTTAAACATAGTAGTAGCAGCTGCTGCTGCTTTTGCAGTACTTGGTGCTGCTGGTTGTGCAGAAGCACGAACAAGACTCTCAGGAGCAGGTGCATCATTCCCATCTAAAATATACCAAAGATGGTTTGCCGACTTCGCAAAAGAAGGAGGACACAGAGTAAACTACCAAGCAGTTGGTAGTGGTTCAGGTAGAAAAGCATTCCTAGATGAAACAGTGGACTTCGGAGCATCCGATGATCCTATGAAGCAAGGTGATATAGCAAAAGCAAAAAGAGGTATGGTTCAGATACCTATGACTGGAGGCACGATTGCTTTCGGTTATAATATGCCTAGTTGTGATTTAAAACTTACACAAGAGCAAGCAGTTCAAGTTGCTATTGGTGAGATTAATAATTGGAATCAAGTAGGATGTGATGAGCAACCTATGACTTGGGTGTATCGTTCTGATGGTTCAGGAACTACTGCTGCCTTCACAAACTCTATGAAAGCATTCAGTAAGAAGTGGAAGTTAGGTGTGGGTAAATCAGTTGCTTGGCCTGTGGGTATAGGTAACAAAGGCAACGCAGGTGTTGCTGGTAATATTAGAACTACATTAGGTGCTATTGGTTATGTTAATCAGTCCTACATTAAGGGTGAAATTGTTGCTGCTGCCCTTCAGAATAAGAATGGCGACTATGTTACACCATCAGTTGAGTCGGGTGCTTTGGCACTCAATGGTATTACACTCGATGAGAACCTCGCAGGGACAGACCCTAACCCTGCAGCAGAAGGTGCTTACCCCATTGCTACGCTTACATGGGTTCTTGCTTATGAAACTGGTAATGGTAACAAGACTGAAGCCATAAAGACAACTCTATCCACATTACTCTCTGATAATTATCAGGAGAAAGCATCTGTGTTAGGGTATGTTCCTTTAAGAGGTGACATACTACAGAAGTCAAGGGATGCTGTTGAACGTATTGGAAAATAATCTTTCCTATATACATATACAATAGTTGTTATGTCTGCAAATGGAAATTAAAGATATAAAATGGACTAAGTGGGCTGCCCTTGGATTGGGTGGTCTACTTGGTCTTTCTCATTTAGGTATGATTGGTATTATTGCCAACAGAAAACCATTGAGTAAGTTCCCTCAACTCAACATCCCTGTGAGTGAGTATACTTCTTATGAAGTAGAGGCAGGAACTGATGGTTACAGGATAAAGTATAGGTCTAATGATCCTAAAGTTATGATTAGTACTAAAACTGTACCTGGTAAAGGTGGATTGTTTAGTAAAGGTCAACCTACTGAAATCTATAAAGAGTATACAATGGATGGTGCAGTACACCATGATGGTCCTGTATCTACTCGAACCGCATGGATTGATCCATCAGGGTTGACAGGAGAAGGCGAAAAGAAGCCTAGTGCCAAAACAATTGAGTGCATCAAAGCACGAGGTAGTGGTGAAGGAACAGGAAGAATGGTCGGTGGAAGCGTTGGTGCTGCTGCTGGCTCTGGTCTCTCCTCTATACCTTTTGTTGGTTGGGTTTTGGCAGGTGCTGCTTCGATGATTGGTATGAATGAAGGTGCTGATCTAGGTGGCGATGTTGCAGAATCTTTCAGCGATGATTGTTAGGAGGATTTTAAATGCCAGTATATAGAGATTATGAGATTCGTATAAATCTTAATGAATTGATTGAACAACGGATACCAGCATGTAATTTGACTCATCCTGATCATTGTTTGACGGATGCTCAAATTGCCGATATCGCACATGATATCAATATGGATCTTAACTTACATCCAATCTATCATCAGATAGATGAACATATTATGAGATATGTTAATGCGGCAAATATAGAAAATAAAGATCATTGGGTAGAATCAAAACTTCCCGATCTTGATATTACTGATGAAGAAGAAATTAGTTTTGAATAACAATGACATTTTCTAAAGAGTTAAAGATAGGGACAAAGAAATCCCATTCAGCAGCAGAGAATACCTCTTTTGTTAGATCTTTTCTTAGAGGTGTTGTAAGTAAAGAATCTTACAAGAAACTTGTTTCTGATTTATATTTTGTATATTCCGCAATGGAAGAGGAGGTTGAAAATTTAAAAGATCATCCTATAATAGGTCAGATACAGTTATCTGATCTAAAACGTGTAGATGCTTTAGAGCAAGATCTTAGGTTTTATTATGGACCTATTTGGAGATCTATTATTACACCTTCAGAAGCATGTAACCAGTATGTCAATCGTATTCGTGAGGTAGCGAAAAATGAACCAGAACTTTTGGTTGGTCACCATTACACCCGATACTTGGGTGACCTCTCAGGGGGGCAAATCCTTAAAGGAATTGCTGAAAAAGCTTTGGCTTTGGGGGATGGGCAAGGTCTCAAATTTTACGACTTTGAAAAAATAGAAGATACCAAAGCATATAAAGCAGGGTACAGGGGAATTCTTGACGGTCTTCCTATAACTGAGCATCAGGCAAATGCCATAATAGTAGAAGCAAATTATGCTTTTAGATTAAACATGTATATGTTTGATACCCTAGAAGGTAACTGGATTCAGTCACTTCTTCAAATGATTATTAGTTTTATTAAAGGATTGTTCAAATGATTTTAGTATTCATTATTGTAGGATTATTATTTTTTATTATGGGATATGGATTGTATCTTACAGTAGGACCAGGTAAAGTAGATTTACGTGATCCGATTGATGAACATGCTAAGATGCATGAATTAGGTATTGCCCACGGTCATGGTGGAAATAAGGAGGCATATGAGATGTCTGGTAAACTAAAACACACTCACGAAGAATGAATGTTATCTTACTCATAATGTCTTTCGCAAATTTTGTATTCTATCCATTAGTGGTAGGAGCAATTATTGCGGTAATCATTGAACAGGTTCTCCGAAGAGGTGAGAATGAAGGTAATATTTTTATTGCTATGACAGTAAGAAAGTTTCTTGTCAGACAGGCATGGATTTTTAATATTATTTGGTTTGTTGGGTATGCTATACTATTGTTTATGTTAAAACCAGGTCCACAACAGATGCCAGATATGATTTGGCAAGGAGGAGTATGACAAAGAAACCTTATGACGATTCCAAATGGAGAGAAGAGTATAAGAACTATACTTCTAGTAAGTATGAGTTAGATCTCTTGGAGAATGGTCCCCATAGTCTTGCTCAGTCATGGATGATGAGTGCATTACATAATAAGTGGAAGAAGATGAAAGGATATAAAGATCCTGAACCACCAGATGTTTCATCGTCTATGAAAGAGTTTTTTCAACGACAAAAAGATCAAGGAATTTAATGAGTGATAATCAGTATGAGTATCTTAAGAGACAGTATTATTTGGCAACACACATGGAATTAACAGAAGAGAATGTAGTAAGGGTTCTTGAAGAACTTGTACCTTATGTTGAAGCAGATGGAGGTTCCCTTCAGTTTGTAGAAATAGAAGAGGAAACTGGTATAGTAAAAGTTAGATTGGGTGGTGCGTGTGAGACATGTGCCATGAGTGTTATGACATTAAAGCAAGGTATAGAAAAGAAACTAATGAGTGAGATACCTGATTGTGTAGGAGTTATTCAGGTTCTCTAACAGTGTGTGTGAGTCCACATATTCATGCGTAAAAATACCTATATGGTATAATAAATATCATTAGTATGGGATTGAAGAATCATGCCCCTAACGCAACAAAAGCATTACATTGTCGGTTATCACGACACACAACATCAACATTATGAAATCTGCGAGTACGCTGTAGATTCATATCACGCAATACAAAATTCTAAAGAGGATGTCCCTTATCTAAAAGAGCATCCTCATTTTATTGACTACTGTACAAAAGAGTTACCTGAGATTGATAGGATCACGCATCTTATGGCATCTGGTATTCCAATGGGACATTAATTATGAAAGACGAAATCATGTGGTGGATGAGCAGATTAACTATTATGCTTACTTCACTTTTCCTATCATTTTCATTAGCAGCACAAGCATATGCTGCTGAGATACAAATGGGTTATGAAGGTAACTTAGTATTTGAACCAAATGAGGTTACAGTTAATGCAGGTGATACAGTTACCTTTATTAATAACGCATTACCTCCTCATAACATCATCGTAGATGGTAGAGCAGATCTATCAAGAGAATCATTAATGTTCAGTCCTGGTGAAACACAAGAGATTGTGTTTGCTGATAAGGGAGATTTTAATTTCAAATGTGCTCCTCATGAGGGTGCTGGTATGAAAGGAGTTATTCATGTACAGTGAAGTAGTACAATCCGTTAATATAATGATTGCTATTCTTTTAGTAGCAGTCTCCTTGACAATTTACTACATATTCATGTATGATACTTGGTATCCTAATGAGCAACGAAGTGCAGATAGCAATCTTAGAGACGCAAGTGGAGAGATTGCTGGAGAAACAAAAGGAGCTCACTGAAAGAGTTAGAGCAAATGAGAAAGTAGTAGCCGCTATAGGTCTTTTAGGATCGATAGCGGTTGCTTTTATTGGGGCAGGTTATTTTGCTCCAAAGGCAGATGCTTCTCCTACTGCTGGTGAATGGATAGAGAGATTAAGAGATTATGAAGCAGAGAAAACTCGAACTGCACCAGAAGACTCTATAAATAACTCACTACAAGAACTGGAGTGGGAAACAGATGGGAGCAATGACACCCCCAAGTCGGAAAAGTTGTTACAACTTCCGAGTAACGGAGATAGTGAAAGTCCTGGACGGAGATACGATAGATGTTCTGATAGATCTTGGATTCGATTTATTCAAGAAAGAACGGGTAAGAATTGCGGGTGTAGACACTCCAGAGAAGAGAACTAGAGATTTAGAGGAAAAGGCACTTGGCATTGACGCAACGAACTGGCTCAAGGATAAACTCGAAAGTACTTTATCTGGTGATGATGAGCTTTCTATTAGGACTGAGCTCGTTGGTGGGGTCGGCAAGTATGGCCGTCTTCTTGGTTGGCTATATGTTGGGGATGCTCAGATCTCCCTCAATGAACAAATGATTACTGAAGGTTATGCTTGGGAATATGATGGCGGCACTAAACAGAAAGATTTTGAGCAGCTACGTGAAATTAGGAGATCGTTTGGGTCTTTGGTCGAGTAACAATCAAGTATATATTGATCTGCACGGTAAAACAGGCAGACGTTTATATGCTGAATGGTCTATACCAACTGAAGAATATGAAAATTCATGATGATTTTTTGCCAGATGATCAGTTTAGATATCTGACAAATTATATGTATGGTCCAGATTTTTCTTGGCATTATGGAATTATTCTTGATGAAGAATTGGAATGTGATGAATTGGACAATATACAATTCGGACATATATTTTATTCTAATTTTCAACCACAATCTCCAGGATTTAGTGTTATTGAACCTATAATAAGATCACCTAAATTAAAAGTAACATCTTTGTTTAGGGTTAAGGCTAATTTAAATGTGAGAACTCCAGAAATAGTAAGACATGGATTTCATGTAGATCTTCCATACAAATCAACGACTGCTATATATTACGTAAATACTAATGATGGATATACTGAATTTGAGGATGGTACAAAAATTGAAAGTGTTGAGAATCGTTTAGTTACATTTGATTCATCATTAAAGCATACGGGAACTACTTGTACCGATTCAAAGATAAGATGTGTTATTAACTTTAATTATACCAGCGAATTATGAATAAATTTATTTTTTATGATGTTGTTTTTGACAAAGATGATATAGATTTACTTTGGGAAGGTATTAATAATGCTACATGGGGTAGGGTTAATGATGAAGTATTTGGTAAGAGAGATACTCAGCATGGAAATTTTAAAGAACCTTTTGTTGGTAAATTATTTGATTCTTATGTAGATTTTTTAGAGGGACCACCTAAAGATGCTCTTATTCATGGTTTAGAAATGACTGCTGGTAGGACTGTATCTGATTGTAAATTAGCAAGGTATCAACCAGGTGATGATTTGGATTGGCATTGTGGTGATTGGGCATATTATGATACTCATCCATTTGGTCATTTAGATATAAGAATGAAAAGACAATTAACATGTATTACTTATCTAAATGATGATTATGAGGGTGGTGAAACAGAATTTAAAGAAGATTTAATAGTTCCAGAAGCAGGAAAGACTTTGATATTCCCTGCTCATTGGGAGTTTGCACATAGAGGAAAAAGAGTAATAAAAGGAACTAAATATGTTTACATAAATCATATATGGTTTTAGATGGACATAGGTAAAGCAGCATCAACTACAACAGCAGTAGCAGTTTTAGGAACTGGTGCTTTTGTTGGTGGTAATCATCAGATTGATAAGATGCAAGGTGGACCACAGAAGAGACAGGATGCACAGATAGAACAGATTAGACAGGTGGTAAGAGAAGAAATCTACCTACAATTAGTAAATAACTGGCCTAAGAGTTCTGGACCAGTTAAGGGTCTTACAGTTCCCAAACAAGATTATAGACAGGAGGTTCCTAAGTAATGGGTATACCTACACAAGCAGATGATGACGGAGTTGTTCGTGGATGGGGTAATGTTTTTGAGGTTGGTAAGGAAGCTATAATAGATAATCTACCACAGATAGAAACTCCTTTCTTTAGAACTAAATTTGAAGAACCAGATATAGAAGAATATATTGGAAGAGTTCGTGAACATGAACGTCTTCATCAGTTTTTAGAGTGTGAAGAGAAAAATACTGATAATAAAGAGAATGATCCTTTAAAAGTATTTCAACAAGATAGTAATGGTAAAGCAACTAATGCTGCTGTAACTCCAGAGGAGAATGATTTACGTGGATGGAGAGAAGGACTACAAACAGTTGGTGAAGAGAACTGGGAGTTTTATCCTGATGATGATATGAATGATCCCCAAGGACAATTCCTTGGACCAATAAGAAACGATGATTATTACCTATCTGGTTGTCATGATACGTATTCGGAAGTTATGTTAGGTTCATATGCAGCACATAAAGGTGCTCAATTTGAACTAACAACACTTGGTATAATATTACTTACTATGGTATCTTGGTCTTTTAAGAATTATATTTGGAAAATAATAAAAGAAAGAGGTATTGAGGATGGTAAAAAAGTGATTGATAAGATGAAAGGTGGTAAGTAATGAAAGGTTACACCAAAGAAGATATTAAAAGAATCTTAGGATCTTCTTGGCCTACTATGCCTGAAGGTCATGAGACTGGTAATCAGTTAAGAAGAAGAAAGGGGCAAGAGATGAGAGCAGGGTTGAGACCTTATCCAACATATCCTGCAAAGAAGGTAGGTCCAAACTTTGATGAGAATGGAAAATATATTTACCCTGAAGGTAGTGGGTTTAATTATATGGATAAACTGAATCCTGATTCTGAATGGGGTGGTAAAGTATCATGATACCTTATATTAATATGCGAAACCTTAATGTACCTAATGTGGGTATTAGAGGAGTTCGTGATCTTAATATAAGGACAGCAAGTGTTAGGAAATTAGATATACCTGAAACTTATGTGTGGATGGATTATTCATCAGATGCCATTCCACCTGATGTTCCCGTAACAGTTAATATAGGTAAACCAATTGTTGATATGCCTGGTTGTGTTACTGTACATAAAGAGAATGTAAAGCAGAGATCAAAAAATAAAATGCTGGTGGATGATGATCCTAAAGGTAATACTACCTTATGTGATTCTGGTATGCCATCATTCCAAGCAATTGATTATCAGCAAAATAATTTAACTTGGACTACTGTAGTTCCTGAAGAACCTGAGAACGAACCGCAAGAGAATACTCCACCAGATCCACCAGATGCACCAACACCACCAGGAGCACCTGAAGTACCAGCAGCAACTGCAGAAGAGAAAGAATGTCCTGGACCAGGTGATTTAAGAGTTGGTGATTATGCTACAAGTGGAAATGAAAAAGTCGTTGGACACGAGTGGAACAACGACCAAACTAAATGTATAACCCTATGGGAAGATGTAGGGTTTGTAGAAAAATATTTACCTAGTCCTCAGATTGTGACGACGACTGCGACGATTGCTGTTGTGGCGACTTCATCTGCCCTACTTGCCAAACCCCTAGCGGACCTTCTTCTGAAGGTGATAAAGCCTCTTGTGAAGAAGGTTTCTGCCAAGGTAAAGAAAGCCCTCGGAAAAACCCCCTACCGTCCAACTGCTTCTGAGATAAGGACAAATCAGTATCGGGAGAAGAAGGGGATGCTTCCGAAGAATTTTGAGAAAGATCATCAGAAGAAGATGAAGAAGGAGAAGGAGAAGTCTCAGAAGAAGGAAGAGAAGAAGTAGTAGTATTGCCTAACTGATGTGTATGATCTGGAAGTGATCCAGGTCTTGCTTGTGTTACCATTACATCAGCACATATAGCAGCATAAGGTGAATTTGGATGGAACATAATACCCTTTTGCATCATTTCACCACAATTTTTGAGACGAGCTAATTCAAAGTCTAATCTTTTGTTGGAAACTAATTGAACTGCCATATCAGTTTGTGCTTGTGCTGCCTCATGACATTGGCGTACCATTTTTCTATTCAATGGTATAGAAAGAGTAGCAGATAATCCTAAGTTGAAATTTTGGTTCGCCTTCATATCAGTACGAACTGGTTTCTGCCAAACCTGTTCACCAGGATTGTCAGGTATACCATCAGGACCATCTTGTTCTTGAATAATTTCTATATTAGATCCATCAGGA